TGCTGTTTCGTTCTTTAAAACGGTCGTTAAGCGTGAACCGTAGATATTCGTAACACCTGCTATAAAACCGGGGCTCGCGCCCAAGCCATCAAAGGCACGGAAGTAAAAGGAGTTTGTACGAATTTGAATTACATACGGCGCAGCGCGATCCGTGCTCGTCATAGGTTGCTCTATCTTTTCAACTGTGCCCGTACCTTGGATGCCATTGCTGGCACCAGGTCCGAACCTCCAGTTGTCGAGTATGAGGTTCCTATTAAAACACTCCTGCAAAGAATCAGGTACCTTGGACTTAACATACTTTTCAAGAACATGGCGTATAAAATCCGCTGCATGTTCGTATGCTGGGTTAGGGGTACAGATCTTGCCCTTTAGTGACGCATTGAGATTTTTGAAGTCTTCAATGGCTTTCAAGTGCAAGGCAGGGTTCTCAATCTCGGCACGTTTACGCATTCGCGTTAACTGCCTTTCAACAGCGAAGGCTTTGGCAGCCGACGCAGAAGGGACTGAGCTAAGATCGCTCGCAAGGTTATCGAAAAATCTGTTTAATCTTTCGTCACTAACCCTCTTATTGCTTTTGCTCACAGAGTATCCTCCGATAAGACGTGTAAGTTACAACCCTAGCTATTTGTTGTACGCCAGTAAGACAAGCGTTATACAGAATAGCACAATCCCGATCACGATGACGACATTCGTGTCAATAGTGACGGGGCTCACAGGACACCGGATAACAACGTGTCAGCGATACCTAAAGATTGCTGGTTCAGAGCACCTACGTGCAAAGACCAAGCAGCCTTGAGATCCTCTGGCTCGTAAGTATCCACGCCTGCCGGAACTTCGATGATGGTGGTAATTTTCACCATCTGCGAAGCCTGGTTTGCCGAAGGCATGGCACCCTTGCGGGTGATAGCCTTATAGGTGTTGAGCGGGATGTTTTTAACCACGCCTGTCACGGGATTTGCTTGTGGCAAAGCCTTCAGAATAGCAGGTCGGAAGAAGCTGAACGTAAACGGCTTTGAGACCGTGTTCACATCGACACCGACCTGAGTTCCACCGGTCGCGGTAATGGCCCACTGCTTGGCGTTGATAGCCGGAGCAATGTCACTCACTGGGGTGTAGGTGGGAGTGGTGAAACCAGGAACGGTTGCACCAGTGACAGTTGTAAGATTGATAGACATAGTAATGCCTCATTTGATTTTAGATGAAAAGG